ACCACCATTTAATATGTTACCAGACTTATTCTTAATGCTGTTATAAGCAACCAGATTGATGTCATCAGTGGATGCGAATATGCCAACGCTACCACCAGATATGTTCGTCTTAATAGCAGATCGAATGTTTGCCGAGCCACGAGCAGTTACATTGACGTTCTCGCAATCGACATCCAGGTCACCATTGATCCATACTTTACCAGACCCAGTCTCTACCTTTAATGTCCAGTCTTCTGATATATTAGTATGCTGACTACCTTGTACGTTATTAAACTCTAAGCCTTCGGTTGAGTTGTAAGTGTCACCGAACGACTTAACGAATATTGTACCATTGGGATCAATCTGGAATACAGATCCGCTCGAATGTGATAGCAATATGAAGTCACCTGCCTCATTCTCTACAGGATCACATAGCACTAAGAAGTTATCGCCATTCTTAGACTTAATAACACGGTTGTCGAGGTTTCTCTCGGGAGTCATAATAGGTGGTTCGTCGAACGTGGTATCGCCCGCTGTGTCTATACCACTGCGTTGGAATGCTCTCTGTAGAATGGCTTGACCGAATTCGGAGTCTTCTCCACTGACGTATCTATGAAGCGGAGGTGCACCAAACTCGTGTAGACTCTCAGGCGGAATATAGCTATCTTCGCCTGGCTTACCAGATCCAGCGGGCCATGATAAGTTCATGCCCGGAATTCTACCCATAACCATAGGATGCTGTGCTTCTCTGCCATCAACAAAGAACCCAAATACCCAATCACCGACCTTTGGAACCACTTGAGCCGCTCCGTATGTACCATCAAGTACTGTGGCCCATGGTAGATGGTTTGTGGGTAATGCTTCGCCTTTAGGAGGATGTACGCCGAATGCTCTCACACGAACACGTCCTGCATTAGTCAGGTCAGCGCTGTCTTCGACTACGCCTACAAACCAAACTAAGTTATTAAATAGTCCACTCATTTTATCAACCCACTTATCATGTTAAATGTTGTATCGACTGTTGTGGTACTAGCCGCCTTCTCTGCTGTTCCAGAAAGTCCGCCCTTCGATACCACCAATTTTTGTAGAAACTCGTCATTAATAAAGCTACTCTCGACAGAAAGTACTAAATACGATCCAGCTCGTTCTTTATCTAGCGTACGCATACCACTAAGGCTTTCAGCAAAGTCGTACAGCTCTACTGTAATAAGCTTTCCTGGATATAGATCAACCCTGCCCTTGATGGTAAATGCTATGGAATTCGCCTCCATGTGATAATCGATGATAGGCTTTGTCGTGTAGTTCTCATAGTAATACTGATATGGCTTAAGCTGGTGGTCTGTTCCTTTACCCTGACCGATCTGTGGATAATCTGCAACGAGTACAGTCTCGGGTGCATTGTCTGCTTGCATGAACGTATCGATATAAGCTTTTGTATGAGTTAACTTTAGCTTATCAACTGCTTTATATTGACCATGCTCCGCCGAATAGTCATAGTCACGGGTGATACGAGTTCTATTCATGTAATCCAATTCTGTGACTCGTCGACGGTATGCGCCGGTCTTTATGTCACTTATCGTATTGACCTTCTTACCATACACTAACGATGATATAGACTGTTGGGCAATCATCTGTCCGGGTCCAGTGTTATCGTCAATGGTGCTATATATGAACTTTAAATTGTTGCTTATAGATATTGCATCATTAGAAACATCATTCTTATACTTTTCAATAAGGTATTCATGCGTACAGAAGAAATACTTCTCTCGAGTCTCGAAGAATCTAAACAATGACGATTTACTATTAGAAGAGAATGCTCGCCGTGCGAGGAAGTTCATTGCTTCGTCAGGACGTAGATTCGGAATAACAAGGGTTTGGTCCCCATCAGACTCTTCTATATCAATTTCCTTATCAGAGCTATTGCCACTTAAGAAGTAGTCTTCATATAGAGATCTTGCCATACTACTAATAGTCTGGTCTGCGTAAGATCTACGCAACTCAGTGGTGTCGGCATGTAACTTCTGCTTCGAACAGAATCGAATAATGTACTTTACGATTTTATCGTTAATGCTACTCTCAGGTTGAATCTCCTCAACAGCATATACGTAATAGCTCTCACGGCGAGTTTTACCGTAGAAATCTATATACATGATATCAACTTCTTCCTCGCCGATAATAGGTAGATCTGCTAATATGTTGTTACCTTCATGAACTACTGCATATCCGTGAACATAAGGACTATTGACACTCTCGCTTATGCCCCAATTAAGAATAACCTTATTTAATTCGGTACTTTCCGGCAAGTTCTTATCAACAACGTCATTAACGTTTTGTATGACGGGACTGATCTTAAACTGCTTTAGCGTATAAAAGCCAGCCTGCTGTTGATTACTCGCCATTTATTACCTCCACAAACCTATCTGTAATAAGAGATAGATACGACTTATTGATCAGGTTAATCTCTCGTCTAGACTCATTCAATTCATACTCATAGTCATACACACGCATAGCATAGAACTCGGAAGCAGGCGACTGTTGGTAGGTAGCACGATTGATCTGGACAGCAGGCTCATACAGACTTCGGTAATGTATTATATTACTAGATAGACTGGAGTTCCTAGCCCAATTCAGCACGGCGTCACCAGTCAATCCAGACTTGGACTCGTACTGAACCTTTATATAAGCTTCCAGTTCTAATTTGGACTTATACCATTCAGTGTATGGGTCGACTATCTCGTTAGACAGTAACACTAGCCATGCATATTCCGGGCTGTCATAGTAGTAATTGGCGATGTCCTCTGGCTTATCTCCATCCTCTAACGTATAGCTTAGATACTCTAAACTCACCGAACGAAGTGCAGCTGATAGTTTCACCTTTCGTGTAATGTCAAGTACTTCTTGACCTTTTATCATCACAGTTGGAAAGTTTTTAAAGTATGACATTATTATGCTCCACTCGGTAATACGCTGTCTGTTCCGGTAATATACAATGCACTGTTGCTAGCAATCGTCTCGTCTGTGATATTCCTCGAGTTCAAAACCGCCCTAGACACCACATATCCACCATCACCGCTTGCGTTAACAACGAACACTTCGTCTTCTAATAAACCATTTGATGTAGCAGTAGCTTTACTTTGTCCATCGGGACTATTTGAAGTTGTTCCTCCTGCAAACTTGGGCCACGGAGAGCCACCACCAGAACCACCACCAGAACCACCACCAGAACCACCAGCTGGTTTAGATGTGACAGAATACTTCGATTCATTATTTGCTATGGTTTCGTCGGTAACGCCTTCTGCGTTAAGGTCTCCTCTCGTTCTCGGTACTCCATTTACGGCAACGATATCCGCAACATTAACCCCACTGACCGAGTACAGCTCTGGACTGTTTGCGATTGTATCATCGGTGATTCCTTGTGAGTTTAGAGTCGCCCTAGTACTTGCTACACCTCCAACTGTTATGATATCCGTTGGTGAATCGTTACCTTCGGCTGCACCGCCACCCCATAAGATTCCACCATTTGCGGCAGCATATGCGTTAGTTATAGAACCATCATCGCTTGATGTTGCGTCTCCATCTGCGCCAGTGCCTGACCCAAATACGTATGGGTAATTACCAGATGCGCTACCAGTAGATTCTGGTGAGGCTGCGACCTCTATCTCTCCAGTCTCGTAGTCATCTGCTGTATGAATGAAAGCTTCTTGAAGCGTCATAGTTAATCGAATTGCTGATGGCCGACCACCTTTGTTGATAGCAATGCCATTAGGAGTGTAATCAACGCTAATCTGACTGATCATCGATGTCTTGAACTTGAAGTAATAGTTCATATCAATGCCTTGAAAGTACACATCGACCATATGTGGATAACGCAGGAGTCCACGCTCTATGGCAGATAGATCACCGCCTGCTCCAATACCACCAACCGTAGGAAGAACCATGCTCTGAAGATTTTTGATTATATCTTTCAGCGTAGCACTCTCTTGCTCACTATCAGGGGATAACATCCACTCCAATGAGTGTACTTTAAGATCAACGCCTTTAAATACTAATGTGGCGAATGGGTTGAGTGCATTACCCTTACCACTACGCATCATATTGGATATATTTGGGTTTGATTTGGATAAACCCATCTGGATCATATCAGTACCCAACTGGCCTATACCACCTCCACCGGATACTGCATCGATAATCGACTTTGCAGTAGAAGCTCCGGCATCACCAACAAGAGAGTCCATATCTCCTCCAGCTGCTAACACTTGGGCTGCACCAGCTGATATTGCTCCGATTTCATCACCAGCCACATTGATCTTGAACGAGTCCTGGATCTGCTTCGGAAGGGGTAATACTATATCAACGCTACCTGTGATTTCCGATCCCCGTACACCACCGTAGCTGTACTTAAAGAATCGCATTAATGTCGAGTGAACACCCAGATTAGCAGGAAATTTCAGCAGACCTGAAGGCGGGTTCTTTCTCTTATTGATTATTGTACTTGGATCGTTTGACTTCAATCCTGTCTGATCTGATGGCATCGTTTTATACCTTTATAAATATTAAGTTACACTATCAATTATTTATATGAGTTATTATGGCATACAAGACATACAAAGGCAAGTTTAAACCACTGAATCCAGATAAATATCTAGGTGACCCTACGAATATTGTATATCGATCTGGATGGGAATTGGCGTTGATGCGTTATCTAGACAAGCATCCTCACGTCATTAAGTGGGCAAGCGAAGAGGTCATCATACCATATAAGAGTCCTATTGACGGTAGATGGCACAGATACTTCCCAGACTTCTATGTGGAACAGATAAATAAAGATAAGAAGAAAGTGAAGATATTGATTGAAGTTAAGCCTAAATACCAGACTGTGCCGCCTGTAGTGCAGAAGGGCAAGAAGCCTACCAAGAAGTATATAAACGAAGTTAAAACTTGGGGTGTTAACCAAGCAAAATGGGAAGCAGCTTCAGAGTACTGTAAAGATAATGGTTTGATATGGCAAATAATGCACGAAGATCACCTGGGGATAAAATAGATGTACGAGTATAGAGTAATTGATTGCGATAGTAAGGTAACACTGTAATGGCAACAGTATTCGATGAAATCCTAACAAAAGGCATTCGACAGGGCAAGGTACCTGCTCGTGAAGCTCAGGCACGTACGTGGTACAGGGATGCAGCCAAATCGCATGGTAGAGTCAATGAAGGTAAGTTGATGCGAGGTGATTCAGATCGTCTCACGGCCAAGCCAAGAATTGGTCAGATGTACATGTACTACTATGATGCAAAGGGTAAAGGGACTTTACCGTACTTCGATAGATTCCCATTGGTGTTCCCGTTCTCGGTTGCCCCAGGTGGCTTTTATGGACTTAACATGCACTACATTCCATTGCCACTGAGAGCCAAGCTGATGGATGCTCTATACACAACCGCAAATAACAAGCGCTACGACGAGAGCACTAAGCTGAAACTCAGTTACGACATATTGCAAGGCGCATCTAAGTATAAAGACTTTCAACCTTGTATCAAGCGATATTTAACATCACAGCTAAGAAGTGAATTCATGTACATATATCCGTCTGAATGGGACATTGCATTATTCTTACCACTTGAAAGATTCCAAGGCGCAACCAAAACACAAGTCTGGGCAGACTCACGAAAGAAGATGAGATAATAAAATGGC